CAGGCAGTTTAAGCTGCTTTGCCTTCTTAACCTGATCTCCCTCAAGAGACACAGCGCACGAATAGCGGTCGAACTTGTCCTTCTGGTCGAACAAGTATGTGTAGTACAGGTTACCTTCGATGTATGCATCTGCCATGTTAGTGAATCTCACTCCAATTGTTTCCGATTTGTACGTCACAGTCTAACTTACAACGTAAATTATACTCTTGGTTGACCTGTGATATAGCTATTTTAACACAGTCAGACACAGAGTCAATACTTTCTTTTCCACATTCTATAACCATCTCGTCGTGTACCATTGCTACCAGTTTTGCCCCGGTTTTCCGGGCTTTCATGGTGGCAGCGGTATTCATAAACCACTTCTTCATAAGCACAGCGGAAGAGCCTTGAATGAGCGTATTGATGCTTGCGTGTGGATGTCTCACCACTAGTTGTCGGCCATCTATTGCTCTCAAGCGCCCTTCCGTTGTCCCCTTGTGCACCACTGCCTCTCGTAGTCTAGAGAACGACGGCAGGTTAGACAAGAAACGTTCTCGCAGAGCCTTACCGTCCTTGGCGGTGCCGTTAACTACCGAACCAATCTTGGCATCACCGGCACCATAGAGCAGAGCGTAGATGAATGTCTTCGCCTGATCTCTGGTGTCTAGTCCAGCCATATTCTGATTGGCGGTATGTATATCTCCATTTAGGATTTCCGTAGTGTACTCTGCATCATCCATGTAGTGCGCCAGAACCCGCAACTCTAGCCCGGCAGCGTCAGTGTCTATCAGAACGTTACCGTAATCTGACTTCCACATCTGTCTACACTCTAGGCCAAAAGGTTTACGTAGGGACGGTATCTGTTGCAGGTTAGGGTTACTGCACGACATACGGTTTGTTATGGCACCCAGGGTACGGTAGTGACAATGTACACGGTCTGCTTCTCCGCAGGACTTCAACCACGAGTCAATCATGGCGGTACGCTTCTGTAGCATGAAGTACCGGGCCAGTATCTGAGCCTCTGGTATGGAACAGTCTTCCAATGTGCTCTCATCTACCTTGGGTTGTCCTGTAGGTGTGAACCCCCGTGGCTTCCATCCCTTCTCAATGAGCCTCTCCCCAATCTGCTTACGACTGGCTGGGTTGAACGGCTTGAGCTTAGTCTTGGTCTTCAACTGGATCACCTCTGGTTCAAAGGTGTCCTGCATCTGTACTACTATTTCTTCCTGCTCCAATAGAAGCTTGGAGTACATCTTATGTGCCAGTTTTTTGTCAAAGGCAAATCCGTTTTCTTCAACGTGTGAGGCCAACCGCTGCATACGGTGTTCGTCCGTGATTGCTTTCTCTGAAAAATCTTTGGTCTCTTCACAAACTATCCCATACACCTTGGCACAGAGGAGAACGTCCTGCTCACAGTAGGCTATCATCTCATCTGTAAGATGTTCCCACGATTCCTCATAGGAACCCTTATGGAAACCTAGACGTTCTCCCCATGCCTTCAAGCCGTGGCCCTTTTCCCTGTCGGGCTTTGCCGTGCGAGACAAGATAAGGCTGTCCGTCTGCTTGGCAACAGGAACCGTAACTCCCCATAGTTTACGCAACGCAGGGAAGTCAAAGGTCGAGCCATTGTGAGCAACAATCTTGTCAAAGCTGTTAAAGTACTCGCGTACTCCCACAGGATTTAGGAACGTCTTGACAATGTTGTTGTCCACATCGAGCGTGACCAGGCAATGGATACGGTTGTAATCCAGCCCGTCAGTCTCAATGTCTATCACAAGAGTGTTTAGCAATTCAGTTCTCTCCAGCTTACTGGAAACAGTTTACCACAATGATCTGAGATTGCAAGAGCTACTTCACGGGTTTCTTCTTGGGCAGTCTCTTCCAACCTAAGCTTGCACACTCTAGAGAAAGCAGCCACTGATCCGGTCCAGTACCATTCGGTATAGGTAGACTGAGGCAGGACTGCTCTAGCTTGCTCCTCACATACCTTTAGTTTCAGAAGCCTGTTATAGGCGTCAATAGAGTGCGAGATGGACGAGGCGTAGATATCCTCCACGATACCTTGGGAGACCACTCCAAAGCTTTCGGAGCCTTGCTTCTTATCCTCACTCTGCTGCCTCCACAGGTCCGATATCCAAGCTTCCGGCTTGTCAGAGACATAGCGTCTGCTAATCTCGTTCCAGACAAGTCCGACTTGGTGCTTTGCCAACTGCCTAGCAACAAAGATAGGAGCCTTAACGTGGAAGGTAACACTGGTGTGTCCAAAGGGTGTCCAGTGGTTGTGCTTGGCTAGAAACCCGATCAGCTTCTCGTCCTTGGTGTCAAGAGTATCACTCATCTTACCAAAGCTGACCCTGGCGGCGTTAACCACTGACAAGTCTGAACCCATGTGATCAATTAGTTCTACTTCCATTACCCTTGACCTCTCTTCCTTGACAACGACCCTGCATCTGGGGAACGTTTGTTCAGACGCTTGGTATGGTTAAGTGGTGACAGTTTACCTCTACGCTTTGTCTTAGGCACAGGGGTGTAGGAGCTAACTCCATGATTACTTTTCTTCGCCATTTTCCTCTTCCTTTTGTATCTTCTGGACAGCGTTGTTGAGCTTCCAGAAGGCGTCCACGAGCTGAGAGTAGTCAGACAGCCACATATCGCCATCGTACTCCATTAGAGTACTAACAGGGTTGCAGACCAGAGGCTTCAACCGCATGATAAACTCTTCCGGTGTTATCTCTACGTTATATTCCCAATTCAGCATTGTACCTTTAGATTTAGACATAACTAAAACTCCTGTTCGATGGTTGTCATGCGTCCTGTCTTCTTATCGTAGAACAGTCTACCAGCTAGTCCTACGTCGCCTGTGTAGCGGCACTTGAGTACCCGTAGCGTCGTTGTGTTGCTGACCACTGGGTCGTCGCTTTGCGTGTCACGCTCCAGAGCTACGACCGTGTCACTGATCTGGGCAATGCCATGTGATCCGCGAAGGTGTCCTAGGTTGATCTCCACGCCTTCTTCATGTGACTTGTCAGAACCAAGGCGGCGCAGGTGAGTTACAAGGTGCAGGGTACAGCCTGTTTCCTCTGTCAACTGGCGCAGCAGTGTCATGGTGCGGTCAATGGCCTTCCGTTCGTCCATGATCTCAAGTCCTGAAACCAGGATGCTAAGATGGTCAATGAAGATCACCTTGCAGTCCAGTCCCTGTACCATGAAACGGACACGGGACAGTAGGTCGTCGGTGTTCATGCTGCCGAAATGGTCGTACAAGTAAACACGTCCGGTGCCTAGAGTATTCGCAAAGTGTTCTTTGACCTTTTCTTTAGGATACTTGCTGAATACTTCGTTAAGATGTAGTGGCAGGTTGGCTTCAACAGCTAAGATACCGCGTCTGGTGCGGTCCACGCTCTCTTCAAGGGCGATGATACCAATGTTCAGGTCGGTGTTCTTGATGTAGTAGTGCTGCAACTCCCGCAGGATACTTGATTTACCTACGCCTGTACCAGCAGCCCATGTGACGATCTCTCTGCCACGGGTGCCAAGTGTCTTCTCCTGTAGACCGGGGAAGGGGAAAGCTAGGCTTCGGATGTTCTGCTCGTCCCACAGGCGGTCAAAGTTGTCAGCACCGTTGTGGATACCAGAGGGCGTATATGAATACGTGTCTTTCAGATGCGCCAAAAATTCATTGCCTAGGCCACGCTTGGTATACTCACAGGCGTCCTTGTGCTCAAGGTTCACAACGTAGGCTTTGCCTGGAGACAATAACTTTGCGCACTTCTCTGCTGCACTGAGGCCCGGTGTGTCACTGTCGAAGCAGATGAACACTCGTTCGTAGCGTTCGAGCAATTCCAGGTTCTTCTTGAAGTCACGCTCCGCACTGGCTGCACCGCTCTTGATACTCAGGACAGGCACCAGTGTGCTCTTAGGGCTGTCGCTGACCTTGGTGGAGCCTAGGGGAATGCGGTTAGCCATCTGGAACGCTGCCAGAGCGTCAGCCTCACCCTCAGTGATGATGATAGTCTTGGAGCGTTGCGGGGCAGCCTTGCCCAAAGTGTGAGCACCAAACAGTTCGCACTTGGTGAAGTCGCCTTCGGTCTTGTGAGCCTTGCCGGGCATACGAACCTTGCTGGCTGTCTGCACGCCATCGACAAAGTATGGGAAGTTAACCGTAGACCCATTGTCGGAGACCTTCACCTCATAGAACTCAGAGATGGCACCGCCGATCTTACGGTCTTGCCAGAGTGTGTCCTGTTCTGGCTTCTTGTAGTCCTCAATGTTGGACACGTTTATGTTCTCCATTCGGTGTTGATTACAGCTAAAGCAATATGTGTGACCGTCGTCGTATTCAGCCAGTGCATCGCTAGACCCACAATCTTCACACGGTTGGTGCGCTTTGTTAATCTGTGAACTGCTATCCATTATCGTGCGTACTCCTTATCCATCTCCGCTGCCAAAGCCGCATATCCACAAATGTCTACATAGCTGTCATCTGTTCCAGAGTGCATCAGCCTGGCAACCTTGAGTAAAATCATCATATGTGCAACGTCCATGGGTGTCAACTGAACCTGCACCCGTGTCTTAGCTGACAAGTAACGAGACCACAGGCTGGCAATACGGTTGTGGTTCTCATAGGCAGACCCATAGTCTGTGGCACGCTCACCGTTAACAAGTTCCTTGGCGGCATCTAGGCACTCGTCCCTCTGCATCAGTTGTTCTCCCTTCGTGGTTTTTTAAGGCCCTGCTCAATCTTGATCGCTGATCCCAGCAGTATTGCCAACAGTTGTGATAATATCATCTACCTTATCCTCTCTGTGAGCTAATGGGTCAACGTGGCCCAGAGCGTCTTTAACATGCCAATTACATACCGTACAAATGTCGTCTGCACTCAATACGGGCAGGGGTACATCACATATCGCGCACCTCATCGCGTACTGAGAAGGTAGTGCTTGGCATATTTAGATGCTTCCTTACTTTGGAAATAAAGCTCAACATCCTCCAACACCTCATCAACAGTGAAATCATTCGGAATAGGCGCATCGAAGAAGTATCCATCACAGAACTGTTCGATGTCCATCATCCACTTCATAGTATTAGACATTAGTTTAAAAACTCCACAGGTTCATCCTGATACCGTTGTGGGCAATGATGAACACACATGTGACAATGTGCAACACAACCCACACCGTCCTGATTATGGCGACCCTATCGGCCCGAAGGTCATCCTGAAACGCCTTCTGACCGATAGACTTGCACCAGTAATGCCATGCCTTACGCAACATAGCGCCGATTGTACTCATCGACCACACCCTGCACCAATTCGTCATACTTCATCACATAGGACGCATAGATGCGACCTTGCCCGTCTGACTTAATCACGGTCTCAATTGGATACCCGTCGTTCTTGAGTTCGTGAATGCGACTGGCCAGGCGGTAACACCCGAACAAACCAATAGCCTTCAAGGGAGACAAGCTCTTCTTGCTCATTAGATGCTTAAGGATTTTCGACTTCTGGGTCATACTGACACTCCTGTTCAATGTTGTAACTTAATAACAATATTGTTACTAAGTGTATTAATCTCTACTGTAGTTCATTATGTAACAATATTGTTGATTATACAGGACCTAGAATTCCTGTCAAGCTAATTTATTGAAAAAAATTCATCCTCTGTGTATATGATGTATTCTTCGTCCTCACCCTGGCTGAGATAGTCTTTCAGGCCCTCCGCTGCCTCAATGAGATAGTGCAGCGACGATGCTTTTCCGTTTATGTCTGCCAATTCCTGGTAAAATTGTACGGTATCAAGCTCAAGCCCTTTATTGACCAGTGTGAACCACACGTTCATCTCGTCCAGATCGTCCATTTTGATGCTCATTCTCCATATATCTCCGTAAGTTTCTCTTCGTGTGTCGTTACATCATAGTTGTAGTGTGTCTCCCTGTTGCAACCTTGGCAATAGTAGTGGTCAAAGTAGTCAATGGTGATAATATATTCTAATGGCGTCTGACAACGTGTGCAACTTCTCATGGCTACTCCTTAAAGTTTCGACAAATCCATATGAACATCATCACGACTACGAATGATGCAATGCCCATTGATAGGACCTTCAACACAATTGCAAGCGTGTGCGGTTCCATCTTACGCCCTCCTATACTTCACAAGCCAACAGACGGCACACAATAGCCGCCCGTTCTCGCGAAGGGTTGCATTTTTAAAACAATGGTGGCACATAGGGTTCCTGCTGTCGTGCATGTTAGTCATCCTTCCACAATATTGTTAACAGTTGGTCGAGTGTAAGGTACGATGATTACAATGGTGCATAGTATTATT